CCTTGGACTTTTTGAGGCCCAGTGCAATCTTTTCTTCTTCACTAAGTTTACGCAGGGCCGCACGCCGCAGTCGAATGCGCTCTTGTTTACGCTGTTCTTTTTCACGAGCCTTGCGATCTGCTTCCTTGTGCTTGGCCCACCATTCACGCACTTCGTCATCACGGAGCAACAACAAGTCTTCGATTTTGTTGTTCTCCAGTTCAGTCATGGCCTTGCAGGCAATGCGGGCCAGCATGTCGGCCCGTTCCTTGAGGTCGCGATACTGCCAACTGTCGGTAGGACTAACATCGTCTGATCCATAATCTCTACAGGGCATGTTATTCTCCTTTGGCCTGCCGGGCTTTCAAAAACTCTACGCATGCGGCTTCGGTGCGTTTTGTTACAACAACCTTACCACCCCAGAAGCCCACAAACAGATTGCGGTGTGCCACAAACTTCACTTCACCGTCCGCACCAGTGTGCTTTTGACGAGCCGCTGGCTGGGCAGGTGCGGTCTTTTTTGCAGGAGCCTTTGGTACTGCAACCACAGCAGGCTTGACTGCCACGGCCTTTGCAGGCGCTGGCACTGCCAACGGACGATGTTCATAGCCATGCTTGGCATCGTAGCGGGCTATGGCTTTTTCGTCCATGCCCCAAGTGGCCAGCAGTCGTTTGACTTCAGTGCCGGGCAGTTGATTCCAATGTATGATAGGGTCAGTCCAGTTAGTCATTTGGGGCTCCTTTGTTGTGTATGTGTGTATTATAGCAAAACGGTGATTATTGGTCAACCGTTTTGCTTCACGCGAACATCCGTGTTCAGCGCAGGTGCATACTTTTGTATTAACTCGCGCTCCAACTTGTGTGCGGCATCTTTGCCACGCACAATGTCGATGATGGTGTAGTTGATAGCACCTTCGCCAGCGGCACGAATTGCTTCGTACAGATTCCAGTTCTTGTCTTCTGTACGGCTACGGTAGATGTGCTTGTTCACACGGCTACGAAGCGACATGGTGATTGTGCGCTGGGTTTTAGCGGTAATACCAATGTAGTACTCAAATCCAATTTGGATACAGTACACTATGTGGCTGCGATCAATACGTTTCTTTCTCATCATGTGTGTATTATAGCATTTTGGGCATTTTCCGTCAACCGAAAGATACCACTACAAAAGTACTACTTTTTGCGACCCTAAAAAGTAGTACTTTTTGCTATTTTGGCTCAGGGGCACGAGTGTTGCTAAGTACCCACATGAGAGATCCATACCACCATATCCATGACGGCGAAATATTTCAACAAAGCCGTTGCATTTGGCACGAAAACATCATGATGGATTTCTTTCGCAGCCAACTGACCCAATTGGGCTACCACAGCGTGTCTGAATCAAACAAGGTATGGGCTCGCGGATCACAACAGGTTGTTGTGTGTTTGGCCGACGATGTGTTTACCTGTAAGCCTTGGAACCAACCAAGCACCATGCCAGATGCGTGGGACACCAACACCACAGTTATCACAGACAATACCATCACCTGTGCCACACAATACCAAGTGTGCCAGTTGCCCGACAGCTATTTTGGCATCTACAGTTACACGCCAGAACTAAGCGATTGGACACCAGAGCGCAGATTCAATTTTTCAGTCAACAGATTAGATGCCAAACGATTGATGCTATTCCTTGAATTGACCACCAGAACCCTATATCCAAATTCAAGAATATTTGATTTGGAAAGGGATCTCGTGAATTTCAACTGCTGGCATTGGGGCAGCAAAAATGATTCCCCTGCGGCTTTTCGTGCCAGCTTCTCAAAAGAATTTGGCCATGTGCCTGATGTTTTGCAGGCTGTTTACCGTTCGGCATTTGAACACATGGCACCGCTGATGCCTTATCGCAACCATGAATACAGTGTGGAACAGTCACATGTGCAAGCCTGGCTCAACATGGTAATTGAAACCTACAGCAGTGATACCTGCATTGCACTGAGTGAAAAAACATTCAGAGCGTTAGTCACACCTGTACCATTCATGGTGTATGCTGGCCGTTATACCACTGCACGACTCACGCAAATGGGCTTTGATCTCATGCCAGACTTGGTCAAGCATCGCACAGATTTCAACTTGGAAAAACAAACTGGAGAGTTTGGTGATCGCATGGTAGACTTTGTGCGTGATGGTCATGAGTCTGTGGAAGCCATGAAACAGTTGCCATTTGAACAAGTTCAACTGCGTACTCAACAAGCTGCCAGTCACAATCAACAGCAGTTGGCCAAAATGAAACAGACTTGGCCTGCAGATTTTGCTCAGTGGTGGGCACAAGTTGTCGAGCGAATAAAATAATGTGTGGTGTATTGTTTGTGAAAAGTCAGCGGCCTCTTGGCCTTGACCTACACCTACAGGCAGTTGAAAAAATAAAATCCCGAGGACCAGACTTTACACACTACCAACATCACAACAACGTTTTCATAGCACAGACTGTGCTACACATCACAGGCGAAGATGAGTTTTATCATCGACCACGATCAGACTTTTTGGCCTACAACGGTGAAGTATACAACTATCGTTGGTTTGGCAAATACAGCACAGACACCGAACTGGTTTATCGCACTGTTCGAGAACAGAACTACAAGAAGATTCCTTACTTTGAAGGACCGTGGGCTTGGGTATATACTGATTTTGAGTCAGTGAGATTTGCCACTGATCCACAAGGCGAACGCTGTTTATATCGATATCAAGACAATGACATTTTGATTGTGAGCAGTGAAGTGTCGGCAATTTTGTGCTATGTGCAACCTAAAATTCATATTGAATCCTGGACGCAAAAACATTGGCCCACCATACAGCGCACACCCTATCCAGGTATTGAACGCTGTGAGCCTGGTCGATTGTATACCGAAACTGGTGCAAGTTTCCAAATTGATAGCATATTTGACTGGGCCCTTAATCCACAGTCCATGAGTGAAGGGGAAGCTCAAGAAGAATTTGATTGGATATTTGACAAAGTCATAGCAGACATGCGCCCTACGGAATCTGCGGGATTGACCTTTAGTGGTGGCGTAGACTCTGGCATCATACTGGCTGCCATGCCTGAGTTTGCAGGATTGTATACCACAGTGTGTGAAGGTAAAGACACTGTGAGCACAAGAATTAGAGAGTTTTTGACCGACCAACAATGTCAAAATCTCACTGAGTTGCTCATGACTGAACGTGATTGGGCACAAGACTACATTGACATTATCAAGTGTTCACAAATGCCTGTGCAGAGTTGGAGTTTTGTGGGCCAATGGCACATTGCGCATCACTGTCAACAACGAATTTTGTTTACTGGCATAGGTGCCGACGAACTGTTTGGTGGATATGGTCAATACCAAAACATGCAATTTACTACCAACACATCTGCAAGTCCTTACAGTCAATTTGATTCTTCAGACACAGACAGTCAACGACTTTGGAATCAATGTGTGTCTGCGTCACAAGGTCATGCAGGTGCTGCCACATTACTAATGGATTATCTTGTGCAGATCACAGCAGTTGATGCACGAGGTGTAGACACCATGACCATGGCACACAGTATAGAACCACGCTCGCCATTCATGCATCCTAAGATTGTAAAGTTTGCTCTCAACTTGCCTTGGCATTTGCGGCAAGGCAAACCTTTGTTACAAAACAAGTTTTTGCGTAAATGGCCTAAAGATTTACTGTTGCCCAAGCAAGGATTTGCAGGACACTGCAACGACAGTTTGCCTTGGTTGGGAGTGAATGTTCTTGCATCTTCGGATCGATCTGCACAATGGAAACAGATTCAGTCGGCTACTTTTTTAAAATATTGTGGTATTGGTTCCAGTCAATCAAGCAATCAAACCATTCAGGAGTGATGTCGATTCCTGGATGTGCTTGAGCATAAGCCACAAAGGCTTGCACACAATCTGATTCACTGGGTGTGACCCATCTGGTTTGATCACTGTTGTATTCGTACCAGTACATGCCAAACGGCGCTGTGGGATCAGTAAGTCTAAAAGTAAACAACTGCCCTGGCCGAGCACCGCATAATCCAGCAAATTGCTCCAGAGTGGTTACTGGTTGTAACTGTTGATATTGATCGGCCCTGCTGGCATGTGTGCTTATGAACGCAGGCACAGTTTGGATTTCTGGTATGCGTTCCAAACATCTCAATCTACTGTCTCCAGTGCCAGGGACCAGTGTACCATCTTGATCCAGTAACAGCCAAGGTTTTACGATACCCTGTGCTCGAATATCATGTATCCAAAGATTTAGTTTGACCAAGTTGGCAATGTCGTAGTGGTTGCGAACATCAGCTGCAAATCCATCTATACCGTCGTGGTTGAGCCATTCCATTGCCCATCTACACAGTTCACTGAGTCGTTGATTGGTTGGTAGGTTTTGAAATTCCGCACATGGATTCCAAAACAAACGATGATTGCCGTTGTGCATGCTGTCATATACAGGATCTCGAGGACCGGGCCATTGTGCTTCAATTAAAGGATTGTTCCAGTACATAAATTATGTTCTGTTTAAAAACGTCAACCACTTTTCCAAGTCGTTGTACATGGCCAGCATCACTGCCTGCTTGCTACCAAATAAAATAATCTGTGGGTTTTTGCCAATTTTGATGTAGTAAGGACAATCCAACTTTTTGTCCAAGGTCAACAAATGCCTAGCAATAGCAACTATGTTAGTCGGAACAGCAAATGAGTATGTTTCAAACTCCCATGTGCTCAAGGCCATGAATCCTGCGTTGGTAAGTCGAAATCCGCCACCTTCTCTAAAGTTCATCCACCATGATTTGCAGGCTTCGTCATAGGTGGGACGATCGTCTTCAGGAAGACCTGTCAATATCTGCTGAGTGATCTGTTGTTTAGTTAGCATTGGGGTACACAGTATCCCCAGACTTTAAGAGTACCACTGAAAACTTTGTGGTCTGAAACTGTGTGTTGAGTTTGCGAGCTAGATTCTTGGCATGCCCAGGATTGGAGAAACTGACCTTTTTATACTTGGGCCCAGGATACTGGGTAAGCATGTTTGAAGTTTTTAAGTTGATTGGTTTGTTATCATAAAAAACTGCCCACACGCCTTCTGAGGCCAACACTTGTTCGGTCTTGTAGGTTTGTTTGTTGGTGATTTCAATTAACACCTGTGGCTTGGGTCTTGACATAGATAAACTCCGTGTTTATTTATCCCAATAACTATGTAGATTTGAAACCGCCACCGGATAACACCACTTCAATCGGTTCATTTTGAACAGCCTGTTCTCGACGTGATTGTTCAAGTGCCAACAATAGTTTGGTTATATCGCCGTGCAAATCCTTGGCATCGCGCATGGATATGATAAGGTCTTTTTGACCACGACTTTCCGCTGCCTTGATTGAATCAATGAACCGATTAATATGTAGATTCATCGCAAGTATTGTTTCAAACTGGGCGGTTGCCAGCCTTCGGGCTTGAGGATTTTGCCATCTTCTCTGCGCAATACTTTGCCGGTAGTTGGATCTATTTTGGCCATGTTGCTACCGTGTACTTCTTTCCACGCACCTTCGACATCTACACCAATTGAATGTAGTGCGCCAATTGTAACAACCAAAATGTCAATCAATGCGTCAACATCATCTTCTCTTGTGGTTGAATCTTCTAACTCTTGCACTTCTTCTTTGATGAGAGTGTGGTAAAGTTTATACTGATCGATGTTCTCAAACCCAGTGGTCTGGCCTGATGCCAACATAAACATTTGTTGATCTTTAAATGGATTAGTCATTGATTTCCTTTAGCTTTAATTTATATATCGGTTGCCACATTGCCGCGGCATTTTTGTGTGCATCCATTAACGGATGCAACCCGATTGAGGTTACTTCATACCGATGGTGATAAGACCAATCTAAGAAGTTTTTATCGTCAAACCACAATATTTCTTTTGAAACTTGAGTCTGCAATACTTGTATGTAATCTGGGGCATGCATTGATTGATCCAATAGATGGTAATCCATACATGTTTGGATAGAAACTATATTTTGATTTTGTAAAAAGTTTTGCACAGCATAGATAGTTTGTAAGTTTCGAAATTTATTCCAAACTAAACTACTGTTGGTATAATCATTATAAAAATCAACTACTCGGTGAGCTTCGGTTGCGTTGATGTCTTGCATGAGTTTTTCAGGGACACACGTCTCGCCTAGTGTGATCCATTTTTCATGTGCTACCATATAAAAATCCCAACGATGCAACCAAGTCCAATTTATAACTGCCAGTGTACCTGCATTATTTGGATTGCTATAATAAGAATAAATTTGTCTTGCAATATTGTCATTACTGCATCCTGGAACAGCAAATGTTTTGTAAGAACAATTTAAATTTTTTGCAGCCAGGGCCGGCCAGGCCTGAGCACCGTCATCATTGTCAGATAGTTCTGTTCCATAAATGAAACTATCACCAAAACTTGCAATATCAAACCGATGCACTTGCCTGTTCCTTGGTGTAAAATGGACCTTGATACTTGTAACGCTCAAGTGCAATCAGTTTGGGATTACGCACAATTTTCCATGAACGATGTTGCTTTACTGTGTACCAACCAGCCGCAAACCACGACTTGGATTTTTCCTGTTTGGTAAACAATGGCAACTTCAGTCGCACATTCCACAATCCGTTGTAGGTCTTACATCCAGTTTCATATCCGTGAACTGAATCATTGGGCGGTGGTGTTACTGTTTCAGAAGGTTCAAAAGTGATGTCAATCACTTCTCTAACCATGGGCATGGTTTTGTAGTTGGATACTTGATTTTGTATTTTTACAACATACCCATCTGCACTGGCTTCAATGTTGCCAATCTTTTGATTGTTTTGTTTGAGAATCCAGTATTGATTGTCAATTACCGGTTTTGCTATGATCATTTTAATGCTCCTTGATATGTTTGATTCAGCCAACGACCAATGGGTTCAGCTTGGTCACTCAGCTTGGTAAGCTCATACTTGCCGCAGAACTTGAGAAAGTGTGCGCCTACCATACCTGTATCTTTGTCACTGATCTGTTCACGGATCACAGCATCCACGATATCTTTCACTGCCTGCGGTTGTGCTGTGAGATCAATCAAGGTCACGTTGCGTTCGTAATCTTCTAGCACCTTGTGTTCTTTTTCTTCGTGGTCCGACCAACGTTGCAACATGAGATTGTTCCAATTGTATCCTTTTTTGTTGCGATCTTCAAATGCTTCTGTAATACCCACACGATTCTTTGTGCCTTTTACAGGGGCACCAGGATATGCCGAAAACACATTGTCACCAGGATCACCGCGCACACATTTCAAGAACAACACCCACTTCTGATAATCAGTCGGAGCCACAAAGCTCTTGTCGGCTTTGCCTACTTTGATCTTTGAATTGCTTTCGATTGTAAAACTCAATTGGTTGCCTTTGGCATCTGTTACGCCATCAACACTGAACAGGTGATCGTTTATACCATTGTATAATTGACAATTGGGTGCAACCAACTGAACGAAGTCTGAATCACTGCTGACAATAATATGTTCATCTTGGGGGTGTAGTGCAATCCAGCGGGCAATGATGTCGTCCGCTTCTGCTGTGGCACAGCGGATTACGCTACAATTTGTTTTCTCAGACAAGTATTTAGTCAGCTCATCATAGGTTTCCCAAAACAACTTGTCCTCTTCTGCTTCAGTTTCGCTCATGGCACCACGGGCCACAGCACGATTGGCTTTGTAGGGTTTGTAGTGATCTTTGCGCCAGCTACGCCCTTCCAGTGCGAAAACCACATGATCTACACCAAAACGCCGAGCTACCTTGTTGGCACTCATCATGGTCAAGTGTAGCGCAAAGCCCAATTTAGTCCATGTGTCGCTGGCCCTGTGTGCCGAATGGCGGGCTCGGAAAAACATGTTAGCAGTATCAATCAGTAGATATTTCATTAGGGCGGTCCAGAAGTTTGTGTTGCTTTAAGTATTGTAACACATATTCTGACCAAAATCTATGGCCATTGGCTCCAAAGTGATAACTTTTGGGATTCACATGCTCGAATCCGTTGTTTTTTAGTATGGCATTCCAACTGTGTTCTCTTGAATATGGCTCAATGTAATGCCCTTGCCAATCTCTTTGATTTGGCATGTCACTAAACGTGCTGTTACCGCTGTAGAAAAGATGCCGCACATTAAGGTCTTTTAGCCGACAATGTAGGTGCCATATTTTGTTGTGCCACTCATCTGTTTTTTGAGTCCAATTAACGTCCAGTATGTACTGACGATATCTAGGTTCGAGTTCTGGTGGCACCATATCTATACCACTAGCATTTACTTGATAATGCTTGCCTTCATACACCCATTCTTCTCGTTCCCAAGTGGTCCATTGAATTATCATCACAGTATCATACAAGCGGGAATAATTATTATGGATCCAATCTGTAGTGGTACGTAGTATGCGGTCATTGCTGGCTGCTGTTTCGGCATCACAGTAAAATTCAGTGTTGAGCATTCGGCTCAAGTGCCGGCCCCAGCTGGCTTCTAAGTTGAGTGGATGAGGTCTACGATCAATGCCATATCGACCATCATCTACCGCCATTACCGCAGGTATTACTGCCTCTGCAGCCGCTGTGTGGCTACAACCATTTACATACAATATCATTTCTGTAGCAATACTTTTTCTGTTTCGGCAGCTACCACACGCTTGCGAAGGCTTGAGCTTGAGAATGAGTGATCTCTACCATTGAACACAATTTCGATACCGCGGTCATAGCATTCGTTGTGACCCGAAAAGTCTTTGTTTTCGTATTCTACCCCAAGTATACGAACGTCAACTGGGAGGATCAACAGAAGGTCACAGAGATCCTGTTCAGTTTGGTAAACAACAACTTCATCTACGTAACGGCATGCAGAAAGCTGTATCTGTCTCTCCACAATACTTTGTATCGGACGATTCTTAGTCTCAGGCCTATCGATAGTTGGGTCCGTTTGGAGCCCACAGATGAGGTAATCACAGTGATTCTTGGCTTCCGAGAGCATGGCAATGTGGCCCGCGTGGAGCATGTCAAATGTTGAGAAAGTGATGCCAATTTTTTTGCCTTCTGATTTGAGTTGTTTGATGTGATTGAATATCATCCGATCTCACTCCGGCCATCACCAAGGTCACGCTTTTGTACATACATGCCAGAATTTTTAATTGCTTGTTCTTGTTCCCATGTTTCCATCACAACGTGTCGGCATATATTTTGGAACCACCGATCCACGATCTCACCATCTGAGTCTGTGGGTTTCATCATGTAGCCAGCTTTGATCAAACGTGCTACAAAGATTTCATTCCAGTCCAGTTCAAATGCACCTTGATGCAAGTTGTTGGGATCCACATCCATACTGAGCACAGCCACATAAGGTTCTCCCTTTTCGGTAGCTGTTTGTTTTGCAGTTTTAGGCGGTGGTTCTACAACTTTGGCCTTAGTAACTTTTTCTACCACAGGTGATGGTTTCTTTTGAGATTTTTTAAACCAGTCAAACATCAGTCCTGCCCCATTTAATTTTCAACCAAATACGTTCGTGTATGTAGTAATCAATACTCAATAGAACATGCAATGCTGTGGCAAAACCTGCTGAATTTCCTAGATTACCTGTGAACATGTAAGTCCAAAAGATTGTAAACAACCAAGCAGTCAATCTATAGGTAAGCATCCTTACCACTGTGCGTTTTTTTGTTTCAGACATTTATTTGCCCCACCCATTGCCCCATAGATCCACGTGCAATCTTGGGCTATAGTTGTAACCACGAGCCAGTGCCCAGTCTGCCACATTCACTCGGTTGCGTTCGTATGGTGTTACCACACCGCCTTGTGGCATCACATAGGTAACACCACGGAAGCCTGCCTCACGATACACACCCACAGCACGGTCAACTTCTTCAAAGTGTGCCAGGGTCTCTACCACAAACTTCAAATACACTGTGCCATATGTTTGATAGTCTATCACAATCTCAGGCTTGATAGCATCCGACCATGATTCGCCCGATGCTGACAGCTTGGGACTTACTGAAAAAGTAATTTCTCTTTCGTCGCTACCAAACGCCCAATCTGTTAGATACTCTTTGAATTTAGGTTGTAGCTTTTGAGTGCCATTGGTTTCAAATGTGATGTTTTTCAAATCACTCATACCGCCTTGCGACAGCAGTTCTTCGTAACCACGCTGCCAACCCAACAACGGTTCACCACCTGTGATCACAAGATGTACATCATTGCCGTTGTGTTGTTCCCACTGTTTGTTAGGAGTAAGAGCCAACATCTTTGAGATCAGTTCATCATGCGTAAGCGTGTGACTCAAATCCTTAAATGCAGGATGCCACGAAGCATAGCTATCACATCCGGTGGTCACAAGCGGCAGTTCAAGAAAATCTTTGTACAGGTGTATGTTCTTTGCTACTTCGTCTGCTTCGGTAGACTGTACGCCCGGAGCGCAGCCAAAGCCCGAGCAAGTGAAGTTGCATCCGTATGTGCGTAAGAACACACTAGGAACACCAACAAAGCGTCCTTCGCCCTGTGCAGAATAAAATAACTCACTAACTTTTAATTTCATATTTTTGTTGCTTTAACCAGTAGATGCCAACCCAAGTATTCGCGAACTGCTTGACGCATTTCTTCGCTCATTGCCGCAAACCAAGGTTCCAGTTCATAGATACCTTGCTTGTACTTAGGTACATTATACATGAAACAATGCGCTTGTCTAATGCGTCCGATATGGAATTTGCCCTCTAGCAACTGATAGACTTCTTCTTTTGTGTAGGCTTTGGCATACGGACATCCGGCTTGTGCTTCGTATTGGTCCAGACCTTTTTGGATCATGGCATACTTCCAACTGTCACGAGCATACACTAGCATTTTGAACTCGCCACCGTCCACGGTCAAACTGTGTATGTTTTCAATCACACGATCAATGTCTGGGTAGTGATGCAACACACCACAACTGTAAACCAAATCAAATTTGCCCAGGTGTGCAAGGTCATCGTCGCCACTGCCTTGAATGAAC